TGGTTGCCATTCTTCTATTCTTGTGGCGGAACATTAACTGCTCCAACGTATACTTCTAGGAACATCAAGGATGAGATCATCGTATCTGATATTCTTGATGGATATACTTACGATCAAATCTATAATCAGTTTAGAATTTCAAGTGGTACTGCTGATTATCTTGTAGCAATGCATGGGTTCTATGAGGATTCAATGATTGTGCTAATGCGAAATAGCTTGCATTTGATTGCTGGTACTCAAGGATCGCTTGCTGATACAGTTGTTAAGGAACTTACGCGAGAAGTTGGGTGTTTAGCTCGTAAAAGCGTGGTACTTCAAGGCAATAACTTGTTATTTTTGTCTGATAATGGCATCTATGGCCTTGCATTCATTGACCAATACAATCTTCGTGGTGTAGAACAACCATTGTCTAGGGATGTTCAGCCATATATTGATCGTGTTAACAAGAATTTAGCAGAAAATGCTGTTGCAACGTACTTCAACAATCGTTACTGGATTGCTTTACCGCTTGATTCGGTCGCAGGAGCTAATGATGCAACTGGTAACAATGCAATTTTAATTTACAACTTCTTGAATAATGGATGGGAGTCACTGGATACCTATGGAGATTCAAGATTTTTGATTACAAATCTGATTGTAGCCCGTGCTGGAGTGCGTGATGATCTATATTGCGTAACATCAACTGGTGGATTGCACCGAATTGATGATAGCGATGGTGTTCTTGATGTTGTTTCAGTTGATACTACATCTGCAACTAATTTAAGTGTGCCAATTTTATCTTCAGTGACAACTAGAGGTTACGACTTAGGCGATCTTGGACGCAAACGCTATACTGATACTCAAATTGAAATGCAAGCTCTTGATAATGATGCTTCAAGCGAGTTGAGTATTGCATTCTCAACAGAAGATCCAGACAATGCAGTTACTGTTGGTACTACAAGTGACTCTATTGGAGAATTCCTTACCTCTGGAGACACTGCAAATATCAGAAATAGGCTTGGTGGAGTGCGTGGTTACACTGGTACAGTAGTATTGACAAGAACTGCTGGATCACCCAAGGTTCATTCAATCAAAGTTGCAGGATCATTAACAAATAGATCAATTATTTCACAGCATTAAGTTATGGGAGTCATTAATACATCACAATCCTTTGCAAATGGCGATAGTGTCACAAGCACTAAGCTAAATAACATCACGGCTGGATCAACATTTGATTCTACCGCAGTTTCTGGTACTGGATTGACAGTTACTGCTGGTGGATTGCTATCACTAGGAACTGTCGCATCTTCCAATATGGGAAATAACTCAGTATTAGCTGGAGCTATTGCTGATGGTGTAATCACAAATGCTAAAATTAGTGCATCTGCTGCAATTGACTTATCTAAACTTGCAACTGGAGCACTTCCTTCAGCAATTACAGTAGCCTCTGCTAACATTGTGGATGGAACTATTGCAACAGCAGATATTGCAAATGCAAACATTACTGCTGCAAAACTTGATGGAGCACAACCATCTGGACCTCCAATTTATGGTGCAAGGGCTTGGGCTTGCTTTCAATCTAACGGTACTATTGTAAGTACTGGAGGAAACGTATCATCAATAACAAATCCAAGTGCTGGTCAGTACTCTGTAACATTTACAACTGCAATGCCGAATGCAAATTATGCTATAGTAATAAATGCTGGTGGTTTAGTTGCAAATGAAGCTGTAAATTACGCAAGTGTTACATCAAGAACAGTAAGTGGATTTTCTTTTGTAGTAGCAAGAGCAACTAATGGATCATCTTCTGGCTATTTAGCAAATATGACTAGCAATGGAAGTTTAGTTGTTTTTGGATAAATGAATGAATACCTTAAGCAGTCAATCAAAATTTACGAGCATCATGGAATTGATTTCCATGGTTTGCTTAATTGGCATCTTTGCCACGGTATCGTTATTGCTAGTTTTGATGGATTCGCTATGGGATACTACACTCGTCGTGAAGATCCGACAAATCCTAGTACAATTTATCATTCAGACTCGTTGTTTGTTACAATGTGCTGCGGCAACATGCAAAAATGCTTGGAATCATTCAAGGATGATTTTGACTTCATTATTTTTCAAAGATCATTTAAAAACTCACCACGGGTAAGAGCATACCCTATGCAAAAATTCTTCAAACAACTTAAATAATACGATTATGGGCGGCAGTTCTCCAAATATCAAAGCACCACAGGCAAATTATGGAAGTGATATAACATCGCTGTTGACTCCATTGAGCCAACAAATGGGTAACATTGCTCAATTCGAAGGTCAAAATAGACCTACATTTGGCAATCTTAATCTTGGGGACATCCAGACATTCTTTCAAGGTGGTGGCAATCAACAAGGCATCTTAGGTCTTGGAGGACAAGCCTATCAAACTGGAGTTGGACAACAACTTGCGGCACAACAGCAACAACTTGCTGGACAACAAGGACAAGTTCAAGGATTGCGCCAGCTTCAAGCTGGATTATCTCCAGAAGCAGCAATGGCTACTCAGCAAGCCTCTAATGCGGCTAGGACTGCTTATGCTGCATCTCTTGGAGTTACACCAGAAGAACAACGCATGGCACAGCAAGCAGCGCGTGAGGCGGCACAATCAAGCGGTCGCCTTGGAGACAACTCATCTATTGCGGCTGAAGTGCTTGGACGTTCTGACATCATGGCTCGTAAACGTGCTGAGGCGGCCCAAGCAGGCAACCAAGCATTCCAACTTGGGCAATCATTCTATCAGCAGCCCGGACTTCAAGCACTTTATTCGACTCCTGTTGGAATGCAGATTGGGCAAAACTACTTAAACTATGGAGTTGGAGCTATTGGACAAGCTACACCACAACTCTTCGATGTCGGACAAGCACTCAATCTTGGTGCAGCACAACGTCAGAATCAACTTAGTGCAGCTCAAGCAAATGCTCAAGCTAAAGCGTCAAGTCAATCCTCCAAAATGGGTTTAATTGGTACTATTGCTGGAATTGCAGCAGCACCATTTACAGGTGGAGCATCACTTGCTCTCACTGGTCTTGGTTCAGCATTGAGTAAAGCTGGAGGATCTTTTGGATCATCTGGACTTTACAATACTGGAGCTGGATTATACAACTCATCCATTGGATCTGGTACACCACCTAAAGCATATATCGCATAATTTATGGCACTTCTAGGACAATCAATTAATCCAGCATTATTCGTTCAAGATTACTCTGGCTTTACAAAAGCCGCAGCAATCAAGGGACAAGGAATAGAAAATCTTGGACAACAGATTCAAGATGTAGCAAAAGACTATACTGCCAATAAGAAAGAGGAATCAAGGCTAAGTGCGGTAAAGAAAGCCGGCATTGCTGATATTCAAGCTGCTATCCAGTTAAGCAAGTCGAGCGGTCTTGGCCTTGAGTCAACGCTTGAGCCTTTACTTGCAGCCGCTACAGATCCTAATTCATCGTTGATTGAACAAGCTACTGCTGCCCAACAAGCATCGCAGAGCATTGGGACGACGATGAATACCAAGTTTAAGATTGAAGAGCTTAACATACAGCGTCAAGCAGCTTCAAGAGCAGGAGCAATGGATGCAGCAAAACTTAAAGCTATTGCTGATGAAAAGTCTCAAAGAGATGCTTTAACAAATGCTATTGGTAATCCACTATTCCAAAGTGTTATTTCACAACTACCAACAGATATGTCAAAATCAATTTTGGCAAGTTCTGAAAATCTCACTCCATCTCAAAAGTTTGATTTGGCAAATTCACTTACGCAATTTATTCCTAAATCAAAAACTATTACTGCTCCAAAGGTTGAGACATTTGATACTCCACAAGGAAAAATTCAAATGCAATTTGATGAAAACTCTGGAAAATATATTCCAATTCAAGCTACTGGAGTTGATGGGCAAGTTGGAGTTGCTCCTACAACATCACTTCCACTTGTTAATCCTCCTCCGGGATATGAATCATATACAACAGAAACTGGAGGAATTGGAGTAAGACCACTAGAAGGAAGTCCAGATTATATTAAACAAGAGCAAGTAAGAGCTGCTGAAGAAGCAATAAGGCATCAACGAGAAGTCGCTGGAGGAACTATTGTTCAAGATATTTCAAGAACTCTTGCTGAGTTACCTAATATTACTCAAGGAACTGGAATTATTGCAGCAAATGCCCGAGCAGCAGCTTCTGGGATTAAAGGGACTCCAGAATATAATATCATTAATACTTACATTCCAACAATTACTGCTGGAATCACATTTGATAAACTTCAAGAACTAAGACAAAATTCTCCAAGTCATTCATCTGGACTTGGTGCATTGAATAAAGGAGAAGCTCAAGCATTGCAAGATTCCGCTGGTAAACTCACTGATATTAGCAATCCAAAAATTCTTGCTGAGAACTTAATTCGAGTTCAATCAAGATTTCTTGATGCTGTTCATGGAACATCAGCGCAACGCCAAAAACTTGTTGATGATGGAAAACTTAGTCGAGCGGAAAATCTTAAAATTGAATCACTTTATCCAGACGTTCAAATGTCAACTTCTGGACAAATGATTCCACGAAGCACAACTCCACAACCAGCATTTGTTCCAAGACCAGACGTGCAATCTATTATTGATAAATATAAATAAAACTTATGGCAGATAGTACAAATAGTAATCAGGCATTTGATGAAATTCAAAATACGATTGTCAAAGTTAATAGAAAATTAGAAGAAGCAAAAGCACAAAATAACATTGATGCTCAGAATGAGTACTCTTCTGACTTACAATCACTTATTGGAGAACTTCAAAGATTCCGAGTTGAAGGGAAAGCTATTGAGCAGAAATCACAAGACGCGTTAAAAGAAGAATTAGCAAGTCCAGACATCTTAAAGAAAGATGTTGCAGTGTCATCTGCTGATATTTCGATGGGACAAGCTGGTGGAATGGGACAAATTCCATCATTTGGAAATAAAGTACAGACCTACACTGATGCAAAAATAGTTCCAATTCTCTCTCAAGTCCTTAATGCTCCAGAAGAAGCTATTGATACTAAGAGTGGATTTCCACTTCTTGATCGTATTGGAATTGGCATGGCCCCAACTGAAGGAGACAAACAAAACTATTTAGTTCGTAAGTATGGGCAAGAAAACGTAACCCCAGTAAACATCGGAGGACAATCGAATTATGCCATTAAAACTAGCGATGGTAAAATTACATTGTTTGATGAAGTTGGTCCAAGTGCAAAAGATATTGCAGATATTTCTGGTGAAGTAGTGCCAATGACTGCTGCTACTATTGCCGCAACAACAGCCGCTGGGTCAACTGGGAATCCATTTTTTATAGCTGCTGCTGCCAATGGTGCATATTTGGGCGCAAGTGGAATTCAAGATGCGTTTGTTCGTGAGAGAATGGGTGAGAGAATTCAGCCAATGGAAATTGCTGCTCGACGAGGATTTGAAAGTGGTATTGGAATGGCTACTGATTTAGTTACTGCTGGTACTGGTCGATTTATTACTCGTCGTTTAGGCAAAGGAGTCATCAACCAATATGGGAAAGCCATTGCTGATGCTGAGCAAGTTTTGAAGAGCAAAGGTATGAATGTAGAAACTCCATTTGCTGCTGAGTTTGGCCCATCAAGGCTTGAAGCACAACAAAAGTACGCAGGGAGAAATCCAAATAGCAGGGAAGCAGTAAGACTTAATAAAAATCTTAATATCCTTGCTGATTATCAATCATCACTTACTCCTAATCCACAGACACCAGCAGCAACATTCGATAAAGTTATTGGCACTCTTCGCACTGAGTATGATGATTTAGTCAAAGCTGTTGAATCTGAAGATAAGAAAGCTGCTGCAATTATTCGCAAGTCACTTGATGATAAACTTGCTGGTATTTCAAATTATCAGCAATGGAAAGATGAAGGGTTTCAGAAAGAACCACTTGGAAATGCGCTTAATGCAATTTTGGCTCAAGGAAAAGAACAAATAAATAAATTAAAGGGTAAAGCATTTAGACAATTTTATGATACTTCTAATAAAGCTGGTGCATTTATTGCTCCTCAAGAAGCATCAAAAACAATTAAAAAAGCTATTTCTGTATTTAAAGGAATTAAGACCAATTCTGAAGTTGATCGAATTGTTGGAATATTAGATCAAATGCACTCTTGTAAACTTGAAGCAGATAAACTTCAAAGACTTATTAATCAAGGCAAAGTGAAGCCAACAAAGGAAAATTTGAAAATTATTAAAAACCTCAGAAATGCTTCTGCTCCACTTGATGTGGAAGCATTGAATATGTATGTCCAAACAATTAATCAAGCAATTCCAGAAAATGGAGCTATTGGTGGGAAAAACGCAGCTCAAGTCGCATCTGTTGCTGGAGAAGCTTTAGCAAATCTGCGTGACTCAGTAATTGCCAAAAAGGGACTTGGAAAGCAATTTGCTGATGTGAATGCACAATTCGTAAATGATGTTTTGCTTTTTGAAAGGCAATCACCCGGTGCTATTTTGAAAGAAAGATTAGGAGATTATGTCCTTACTCCATCACAAATGGTGGATAGAGTTATTTCTGATCCTGCTCATGTGGATGATGTCTTAAGAGCTGTTTCACTTGCTGATCCTAACCAAGTACCTAAATTCAGAGAACAACTCCAAAGAGCTTATCTTGATAAAATTGGTTTAACGGCTCGTAATGGCCCATCCGATAAAATTGGCTTCAATCCAGAGATTATTCAAAAGTTATACGGAGTTGATGTCAATGGCGCACCGAATGCAAATTCTGGCAAGTTAATGGTTGGTAAGCTACAAGAGCTGGAAACAGCATTGAAAGAAGCTAATTTAGATCTTTCAAATGTTAAAGCAGAAGAAGTTGATTCGCTATTTAAATCTCTTAGCCAACAGGATAGAGAGGCTGTAAATAAATCAATAACATCTAGATTAGCTTCTGATAAACAGGCCAATTTAATGCTTGAGAATACTTTGATTAAACTTGCCAAGGGAGAAGAGTGGAGCAAAGTTGATAACGATGAGTTTGTAAGGGCGATGTTTAATGCCCCAATTCAAGATGTTAGAACTATTATTGGGAAGATGCCGCAATCTGAAAGACTTTCTCTTAATGCTGATTTTACTTCTCATCTATTTTCTCGTTATCCTAGCAATGGGCAAATGACTAAAAATGGAATAGAATTATGGAATGCTGATGCTTATTTGAATGATCTGAAATCAGAAAAAGGCAAAGAACTTCAAAAGAAAATTGTTCAAGTCCTAGGCCAAGATTTCTTTGATACTTTTACTGCTGCATCAAAAGTGCTATCTGCAAGTAAGATGCCAACATCAGCAGAACAATCAACTCTTGCTGGAATGAGTATGCGTAAGGGCGGAATTCCTGCAATGGTATCTAAAATTTATGGTAGCACAGTAAATCGCCTTATGGGTGCTGCATATTCAACAGGAAGGTTAAAGCCATTCCTTAGACTCATTGAAAAGGATGTAGGCTATCAAAAAGCTGATGAAAATCTCAAACGATTGTTTTATCCACTTGTCACTACAAATCTTGGGATTCGCGCATTGACCCATCAAAGCAGAAATGATCCTAAATTTGCAGAAGCAAATCAAGCAATGCTTAACATGATTCCAAAAGAAGAGGAGAACTTTAAAAATACATACGAAAATCAATAACTATGAAGTCAAAACCAAAAGTGAAAACTAAGTCAATGAAGCAAGTTGGCTATCTTCTCAGTAAAGTAAGCCCACTAACCTCGAAAGAACAGACCAAGCTCAAAAAAGAGTTGCATTCTGGCAAGGTAAAGATTAAAAAAGCTAAATGACCGATGAAACTCAAACACAACCAACCGAGTACAAGAACATAAGAGAGGAAAAGTCTGCTTGGTTTCTTGAGATCAAGGAAAGAGCCAAGAATCTACCAAGGGGTTCAGTTGAACACTATGCTCCAGCGATTGCTGCACAAGCACTTTGGATGCTGGCTCAAGGCGCAAGGATTAAATCAATCTCAGAAAAGACTGGCTTAGGGCATGAAACAATTCGCAAACTTGAATGGAGACATAATGACACACTTGAAACAAAGCGTAAGGAATTCTCCATGCGTTATGCAATTGCTGCTCAAGAATACACTGATCTCCTATTTGAAAAAGCTGAGCAATTATCCAATGATTCAGAGGCCCTATCTAAAATTTCTCCAGATAAACTAGCTCTTACTATCGGCATTATGACCGATAAAGCCGCTCAGTTGACTGGTATGGCTGGAATGGTTATCGAGCATCGCAAGGGAGCATCCATTGATGACGCGATGAAGATGATTGCTGAAACCAAAGCAAGGATTGCAGAACGGATTAAATCCCAAGCAATCGAAGCTGAAATTATTGAATAATGGATATAATTGACGAGCCTATTACTTCTCAAATGAATCATGCTATTGAGAATGGATATATTGATGAATTCAATTATAGATATTTAGTAATAAATAAAAATGGATTTCAAAAAAAATGTATGTGTAGAGCATATGCAGATTATGTCTCTGAAGCAAAAAATGGAGAGATTTTAGACATTTTATTAAATAAGAAAATAAAATACAGAAAGAAAAAATGTAATCATTGTAAAAAAAATTCATTATCATTATGTTCTGGTAACCGAGGTTCATTTCCAAAAGAAGATGATACATACACTTGTGAATTTTGTTATTCAGTATATGATGTAAGACAAATTATTTGTTCTGAAAATTTTTTATATTTAAGTAAATGATTTGGAAGCAACATCAGATTCTATCTCCTCCAAATGACGATGAGATCGCACTTATGGAACCGCAAGAGCTTGTGGATCTTCATAAGGCTTACCATGATGCTATTGATAATTCAGAGAAAGATCCATATCGCTTTGGATTTAGACTTCCTCACTGGATTAAAGCTGAAGAACAACTTGATGAAGTAAATGAAATCCTTGCACTAGGAGGTAACCGGAGCGGGAAAACCCAGTGGGGTGCATTCTCTGTTGTTCGCGCAGCAGTTGAGAATCCAAAGTCTGAAATCTTTTGCTTTGCCCAAACTTCTGAAGTCTCGATTCGCCAGCAACAAAGTGCAGTTTACGATTGGCTACCTGCTGAGATGAAGACAAAGCAGACTTCGGCCAATGCTTACATCAGCTACACAAAGAAGAATGGATTCACGGATTCGTCGTTGATCTTGCCGAATGGAAGCCAAATCATTTTTAAGACTTATTCACAATATCAGAACAATCCAACTATCCTAGAAGGTGCTGAATTGGGGAGTCGAAACCCAACTTGGCACAATGTTGGAGTCTGGCTTGATGAGTATCTTCTTGGTCCAGAACTAATCAATACTCTCCGCTTTCGATTGGTTACTCGCAATGCCAAGATGTTAGTTACCTTCACGCCTATTGATGGCTGGACAGAAGTAATTAAGGAGTATCTTGATGGAGCAACTATCATCGAGTCTCGCAAAGCTGAATTGCTTAAAAAGGAACTTGTCCCATACGTCCAGCGCAGCAAAAAGCGTAATGCTTCAATTCACTACTTTCACTCTCAAGACAACCCATTTGGAGGTTACGAACGAATCAAGGAAACTCTTATAGGCAGATCGAGGGAGGAAATTCTTATTCGTGCTTATGGAGTTCCAGTAAAATCACAAGCAACAAAGTTTCCCAAGTTCAATACTGCCGTCAATGTCATCTCTCCAGACATGATTCCAGAAGAAGGAGTGACAAGGTATCATGTGATTGACCCTGCTGGAGCAAAGAACTGGTTCATGTGCTGGATTGCCGTTGATGCAAGTGGAACATTTTACGTTTACCGTGAATGGCCGGGGGTTGATGTCGGCGATTGGGCTGAATGGAAATCTGGGAAATGGATTGGTGGAGAAGGGGCTAAGGGTCAAGGATACGGAATCAGAGATTATGCTGATCTCATTCTTGATCTTGAGGGCGACGAGGAGGTCTTTGAGCGTCTTATTGACCCAAGACTAGGCGCAGCACGTTATCAAGCCGCTGATGGGGCTTCTAGCATCATTGAAGACCTATCTGATGCTGGTATCGTTTGCGTTCCTGCTCCCGGACTAGAAATTGACGATGGATTGCAAATTCTTATTGGTAAAATGTCATGGGATACGGCAAAGCCAATGGACTCAGTTAATCGACCAAAGTTCTACGTCTCTAAAAACTGCGAAAACATTATTGCAGCATTATCCGAGTACACTGGAGAACAAGGCTTGAAAGAAGCGTGGAAAGATCCTATTGACGTTCTCCGATATGCAGCAGTTGCAGGAATTGACCATGCAGATGAAACAAAAACATTTACAACCATTCAAGGCGGTGGTGGATACTAATATGAGAAAAGTAGTTAAAAAGCTAGGCCGTCCTAAAAAGATGGATAAACCAGAAGAAATCATTGAAATCCAAGTTGATGAAGATATTTCTGAGGATCAAGTATTTGATAATATACTTGTATTGCGTAAATGCCCAAATCCAGATTTTGTCGTTGGAAGGCTTGATGGCTTTGCAATCAATATCCGCTGTGGACGAAAGGTATCAAATAGGTTAATAGGAAAGCAGATTTCCATTAAGAAGTCAAAGGACGAAGAGATTTACCATTATTTACCATGAGCAAATACGAAGCAGAAGTCAGTGATGACTCACTAATTTACGCCGAAGAAGAGCCAGATATTAACATGCTGGCAATGGCTTATGATAATATCCTTATTGAATTGGATGAATACTTTCAAAGTTGTCAGCAGTCATATCAAGATCGACGAAATATCTGGGATGGGAAGTCTGATGATCTAAGGAAACATGGAGCAAATGCTTTCCCATGGGAAGGCGCAAGTGACCAAGAAGTCAACATTGTTGGTGAGCGTATTGATATGTTTGTGTCGATCCTTGACCAAGCATTGAGTCGTAGCCACATTAAAGCATTCCCAACAAGCATGGCATCAATGCCTCGTGCTGCAATGGTTTCTTCATTCTTGAAGTGGATGCGATCAAGCTATATTCCAAACTTCCGTAACGAAATGGAACTTGGGGCAAACTATCTACTTGAGAAGGGAATCATGGTTTCTTATGTTGGTTGGAAACGAGAAAAACGCACATTCCTACAAGAAGTATCACTAGATCAAATCGCTCAACAATCACCAGATTTAGCTAATTTGATTGTTTCTGGAACTGATGACGAGACAATTCTTGCAATGTTGGAGCAAGCATTTCCAGATTTGACTCCTAAACGCGCAAAGAAAGCCATTAAAGAGCTTCGCGTAACTGGAAAAGCTAAGATTCCAATTCCTCGCCTATCAGTTGATTGTCCAGTTGTTCACTCTTGTTCATCCGATGGAGAGATTCTATTTCCTCCGTATGTTTCAGATCCACAACGTAGTCCATATGTATTCTGGCGCACATTCCTTACGGCTCAAGAGCTTGAGAAAAAAGTAGCAAACGAAGGATGGGATGAAGACTGGGTTCGTGGAGCAATCGAAGAGCTTCGCGGAAAAGACTCCATGTATATTGATGGAGAAAAGCTAAAGACTGTTACTCGTCTACCAATTACTGATGACAATGATCTCGTGATGGTTGTCTATGGCTATCAGCGACTCATTGATGAAGAGGATGGTTCAGAAGGAATCTATTGCACTGTCTTCCATCCTCAGAAAGATGGATATGCAAAGCATGAGCTTCTCAACGGATATGATGATTATCCATTTGTTGTAACTCGACTTTCAAACGATCAAAAGCGCATGTATGAAGTTCAGACATTCTCTGATATTCTTCGTGGAGCACAAATGCAGATTAAGACTGAGCGTGACTCGCGTGTGGATAGGGCATCTATTGCTACTCTGCCACCGATCATGCACCCAGCTGGCCGTCCTCCGTCTGATTGGGGTCCGGGCCGTAGGGTTCCTTACCGTCGTCTTGGTGAGATTGCTTTTGGCCCTGTTCCTCAAATGGATCAAGGATCAATGGAAGTTGAGCAATCAATGCGTCTCCAAGCAGATCGTGCAGTAGGACTTGATTTGACTAATCCAATCTCAGCTATTCGCCAGCAATTCTATGTTGGTAAGTTTCTTGACCATGTTCGTGATGTTCTCGCCCTTGCTTGGAAACTTTATCAACGCATGGGGCCAGATGAGGTATTCTTTCAAGTAACTGGCAATCCAAACCCGCAAGTGATGTCAAAAGGAAGTCCAGATGAAAACTTCTCAATTACCGTTGCATTTGATTCACAAGCAAGTGATCCAGAAACTGCTGATCTCCAGCTCAAGAATATGGTTAGCCTTGTTCAGATGGATCGTAATGGAATCATTGATGTCAACAAGATGCTTGAATTCGTCGCAGCATCTATCAACCCAATTTTTGCGGATTATGTGTTACAACCTGCTGAAGAGTCCCAGCAAAAAATTGCTAAAGCGGTTACGGATGATCTCGCAAAAATCTTCTCTGGAATTGAGGTTCCTGCACAAGCCAATGGAGCGCAAGTGGCAATGCAAATGGTTCAAGCCTATGTGCAACAGCCAGACATTGCCCAACGCGCTCAACAAGATGAAGCATTTGCTGCAAGGCTTCAGAAGTATGCTGGACAATATCAGTTCATGCTTCAGCAAGCTCAGAATGCTCAAATTGGACGAATCGGAACTACTCCTGCTCAAATGGGCAGAATGCAGACTCAACAAATGAATCAACAATAATTATGCATAAAGGATTATACGCAAGTATCGCTGCAAAACGCAAGCGCATCAAGGCTGGAAGTGGAGAGAAAATGAATAAAGTCGGAAGCAAAAATGCGCCAACGGCTAAAGATTTTAAGCTCGCTGCTAAAACTGCAAAGAAGAAGTAATGGAAAAGCGATTCAAAAAAGTAATCACAAATCCAACAACGGGACGTAAGAAAACAATCAAATATGGTCAAGCTGGCAAAGCTGCTGATGGAGGTGATCGTATTCGTCCCGGTACGGCTAAAGGTGATTCTTATTGCGCTCGTTCTGCAAAGATCAAAGGTGATTGGAAATCAGATCCAAACTCACCAAACAACTTGTCGAGACGCAAATGGAAATGCAAAGGATCAAAATCAACAAAATAATCTATGAAAAAGCCAAAAACAAAAGCAGCAAAGCAAGCCAAAGTAGCTAAGGTAATGGGAGAATACAAATCTGGAACTCTGCATGCTGGAGTTAATCCTAAAGGCCCAAAGAAAGCCCCTATTGTGAAAAGTCGCAAGCAAGCAGTGGCCATTGCATTAAGTCAAGCTGGTATTTCTAAGCGTAAATAATATGACTCCGCTTCCAAAACCAACAATTCAGCAAGCCGTAGAATCACTCTCTGATCGAGATGAGTTCAAGGTAATTATTCAGTTTGTCCGTGATGAGCGCGAAAAGTTCTTTGCTGACCTCCGCATGGCACAAGACACAAATGATGTGATGAAGATTGCAGGTTCGATTTCTACTCTTGACGAGTTGTTGAATTTATTGCACATTCCTGTCACTCAGTAGTTGTGTTCTGAGTTTCATGTTCGGTGTTCGGAGAGAGGCTAGGGTTAATTCTCTAGCCTCTCTTTTTGTCTAGGGCTCACAATGTAACTATTGAAACTTTGCATTGACATAAACATCATTGTTACATTACATTACGCTCATCGCCTTCGCTAGAGCGCATTAACTAGCGTTTTAATTATGAGTAACAATCAAGCTATCGCTGGAGCTGAAGAACCAGTGTCTAATATCTCAATCGAAGAGCTAATTGCTCAACGTATTGGAAAAGCAACTGCATCCCAAGAAGAATCTTTAGAAGAATCTGAAGAAGAGACAGAGGAGGAAGACGATCTTGCCAGCTCAGAAAGCGAAGACGTTGAAGAATCCGATGAGGAATCAGAAGAAGAGAATGAAGAAGAAACCGAAGGGCAGAATGAAATTGATCTCTTAGACCTCACAACTGAGCAAATCCAAGAGCTTGCTAAAAAGGGCAAAAGCCGATTACTCCAACGAATTGGAGAACTCACGGCACAAAAGAAAGCCCTTGAAGAAAAGCTCACGGCCCAACCTCAAGTTGCGGAGTCCAAACGAGAAATCCCGCAAAATGATATTCCAGAATCTATTCGATCTCTCAAGACATTTGAGGAGATTAAGAGTAAGTTTGAAGAATATGAAGCAGTGATCGAGGCAACAGATGATCTTCTTCGTCAATATCGTAAGTACGATGACGATGATATCATTGAATACCAAGGTCAAGAGCTTACCAAATTGCAGATTGAAAATGCTAATATCAACTCAAGGAAAGCACTGACAAAGTATCTTCCTGCTCAACAACAACATCTAGGAAAGATCGCTCAATACGATCAGCTTAATAAGCAATATGTTGCCGCAATCGAGCAAGAGGTTCCAGAAATCAACGATTCCGAAAGTGAAATTGGCAAGAACTACGCAAATTTCATTGCCGATCCACTCATCGAACGAGTACGAAAAGAAATTCCAGAAATTGGAATTCAGATCGAATATATCCTTGGTCATGCTGTAAGGTCTATCTTTGCAGGTAAGAAGCTAAAAAGCACAACTCCAGTAATGGGAAGTAAATTGAAGGCAAGTCCGCCATCAAACCCAGTTGGTTCTGGAGCTGCAAAATCTAGCGTTAAGCCTACACAGAAAGTCAAAGATGCATATCAACGATTTGAATCTTCTGGTCGCCCAGAGGATTGGATTGCTGCTCGCATTTCAAAATTCAAGTAACTTAACTTTCGATATTTTAAAATATACTATTATGGCTATTTCCGCTACATACAATCCAAACGCCCCAGCCCAAAAAACGGGTACGGGTTCCGCAATCAGCAACCGCGAGGATCTCAGCAATGAGTTGACCTTGCTCGCACCAGAAGAAACTCCACTCTTGAGTCTTTGCTCCAAGGGCCGTGCTTCTGGTACGTTCAGTGAGTGGACTGCTGACAAACTTGCAACTCCAGTTACTACGGGTATTCCCGAAGGTACTGATGTTACCTCGTTCAGCGACAAGTTCTCTGATCGCGCTCGCCTTGGAAACTACGTCCAAATCTTCCGCCGTGACTATCTTGTCTCCAATCTGCAAAATGCAGTTAGCTCTGTTGGCCCTGCAAACGTGGCTCAAGCTGAAGCTAAGTGTATGCGTGAATTGAAGCGTGACGTAGAAGCTGCTATCTGCTCGGATAACGATCTCAGCGTTGAAAATGGTGCTGGCACTCCATATGCCCTCCGTGGTCTTGGTAAGTGGCTTCAATCGACTACTCTGTCTGGTGTCCCAACGGCGTACCTTACACCTTCTGATTCCATTAAAAGTGGCGGAGATACTATTACTGAATCTAATTTCAATACAATCATTGGTTCTATCTTTACTGAGAATGGTGAAGCTAACTCACTCACTTGTATTGCTGGAGTTGCTCTTCGCAAGGCAATTTCTAACTTTACTCGGGTTGGTGCTGCTGCTGCAAACGGTCAAGTATACAATGTTATGCAAGATGCAATCTCCAAAAAGGTTACGCTTTCTGTTCAAGTTTACGATTCCGACTTTGGCATTGTAAGCATTGTCAATGGTAACCCAAGCTGTATGCCTCAAACCGCCCGTGGCTATGTAGTCAATCCAAAGTATCTTGCCTTCAACACGCTTATCCCAATGGGTGCTACTCGTCTTGAGAACCAAGGTGGTGGAGAGCGTGGTTTCGTCGATATGACTGGAACGCTTGTTGTTAAGCATCCTCGCGCTCACGGTAAGATCACTGCTTAATTCATCAATTATAGAACAAACTAAATAAAATTATGCCTCAACTTACTAATCAAGAATCGCGTGGATTTACCCATGGCCTTAAGATTACCTCAACTGATCTTAATACAACTGGTTATCTTACCTCATCGCAAAAGATTATCGGATATATCCCTGCTGGTGGAATTGTAACAAACTGCGCTGTTGTAGTTAACACAGCAGCCGCGGGTGCAACTAATATCACACTAGCTGTTGGAACTACTTCTGGTACTGCTACTGAACTTATTGCAAGTACAGATCTTGATGCACTTACCAAAGTTGCATATAACACTGGTGGATCTGTTGATACAGAGCCGGGTCTTGTAAATAATACTGCTTCCGCTGTACCTATTTATGCATTGTTTGGTGGAACCATTGCCAACCTCACGGCTGGCGAATGGTATATTGCCTATACTTTGCTTGATCCAGCAAATCTTGTAAACAACGCTTAATTCAAATTAGGTAGGGGAGGTTAAAATCTCCCCTGCCTTATTCTTATGAACATCTCCGAAGCAGCGTTGAATCACGCCCTCATTACAGAGCTTTGTAGTGGGCGCAAATTTATGGAAGCTAAACAAGAGCTTCGTGAGCGTGATTGTGCAAGGGAAGCACTAGCTGCAAAAGGACACAAGAGCATACCACAGCTTGGAAAATTAGCCGCTGTTATCCCACAACATGAATACTTCATCATGCGTGAGCGTTATGGTGAAGACTGCTGGCACGATAGGGAATTCGTGCGTGACTTTCAAAGAACTCAATCACACCTTACCGTACATAAAATCTGATGCAATATCGAACCTTCGCTGATCTCTATGCACTTATTCAAGCACTTTGTGGAGTCAGCTTTGCTGTTGTTACTGAAAAGCCTCGTATCAAGGCATTGATAAATCGTAGGACACAAAAAGCGTATCGTTCAAGTAATTATTGGCCTCGTTATCTCAAGGTTGGAGAAGAGCGCACAGTTGCTAGTGGGTCTTTAATTGGATATACTCAATCTGGATTGTCATCTATTGACACGTTTCTTCGCATTCACAAAATTGCTCCCTACATGACAGCATCGTCACAGGAGTATGACTTTATGGTTGGTGCTTCTGGAGCAACATTGATTGCAGGAACTCTTAATCCAACATCTGCATTTGTTACTTATAAAGCACAAATTTCCACAACCCAACTTGGTGATGGATCTGGAGAAGATACTAACATTCCTTATGAATGGTTTCAATATCTTGCTCATGGAACCTATGCAGACTATCTTCGGGCTGAAGGACAACAAGAAAAAGCTGCACTTGCTGACCAAGAAGCAACTGAATTACTGCAAGATGAGTTGATTCGTATTGACGAACAACACACTTTACAAACTGTTGCAAATCGTATATTCACAACTGGAAATACTCAATCCCGATAATGGAATACTCACTCTCTAGTTCACTTGTCGGAGGATCTGGGTCAATCAACCCAGATGCGTTATCTCTGGATCTTCAGTTTGCTGCTGACAAGACGCTCACTGCTCGTAAGGGGCCAACTCCGGTGTTTACTCGTGCGAGCGGAGATAATGGAGGTACGACTTACTTTGGCTTATCTGTTATAAATGCGATTTTTACTTATACAGACATTGACTATAACGTAAACATCCCGCAGGGAGAAACTGTGACAAATGGAAAGTGGGAATGGTCTAATGAAACTACACGATTTTATTACACCGGAACTGCTTGGCAGTTATCCAGCGAAGGTACAGTAGTAGCTACATCAGCCCCTACCTCAACATATTTCCCTCATTTGGCTCAATGGTTTGGCCCTATTGTAACTGCAACTAGCTCATTTGACATTGTAAAAGCGGCAAATAATGAACCGCGATTTGACTATGATCCAGTAACGCTTATTAGCAAAGGACTACT